GCTAGGACTAGACAAAGGCGTCAAACTCCTAACGATGAGCGAACCAACACAGCCATCAGGGCCAGTGTCAGAACGCACATCGTCAGAAGGATTACGCCCACTACGACACATCACATTTTTATGCATGTAAGGCACCACAAATTCAACTTCATTCTGCTCCGTCATGTCCAACACGTGTCGCCACGTATTGGTCGTATCAAGAGCTGGAATATCAGCGTCATCAATGATAACCCTAGGTATGAACACAACTTCGAGCCTTCCAACATGGAAAGCCGTACGAGTGATTGAGATCTTATAATGCAAATCAGCCCGCCAATAAGCGAACTGCGTTGCTAGAGCCTCAAAAAGAGACATATCGTACACTTCATATACACTTGAACCAATTGTCCAATGGGACAGCCTTACGTCGTCAACGGATGGTCCGACCGGTTGGTTAGCGAGCACAGCTTTAGACTGAGCTCCCTTCACCCACCGGAGGGTGCTGACAAGGGCTGGACGAGCAGCAATGTGTTGGATGTCCATTTCGTCGACAGTCTCCATGAAATTTCTCTCCTTCTCGGCAACCGAGTTATCGGCAGCCATGCCTAGAACAACAGCACTATCTTCCGCTTTGAAGTTTGTAAAACCGCGGCCAGGAATGTTGACGATAGCGTCTGAAGCAGAACCCTTAATGGGCCTACTCCAGCCAAAAATCGAAGCAACACCACCGACTAGGTTCGACACCCAACTGACAGTAGAAGCAATGCCACCGATAACAGGCACTTCCGAGAGAAAATCTCCGGCAGCACTAATCTTCGACGCCACCTCAGTTATAGGTCCCTTGGTTTCACCCTTAGCCTGAAAGTCTACACTAACAAGATTTGGGGTCGGACCCTTAAGCTCGATATTCTCGAACCAAGCGTACGCAGTGATAGGGATAACCGTGGTATTGTTTCCGGCAAGCATGTCCGTGATGGAAAAGAGATGGATTTTGCCAACACTGTAACCGGTGAGTCCGTTGGGATCAGCGGGATTGGTTAGACTAATGGCATCATACGTCGAACACCACGGAACACGAAGTTCCGCAGAGTTGTTATTCTGCAAGTCAATTTCCACACCAGGATAACTGGTAATAGCAGCACGACTTTTATACAAACATTTAC